GCTGCTGGCAATACTTGAGTTACGGATTGACCTTTTGTAAACATGATTGATTCCTTATAATGACAAGCTGTATGATACTTGCACTACGTTACCGCTATTAACAGGCTGATTGCCGCCTGTGAATGCGCCTGCTGATAACAATGTACCTGCTGTACTCATCAAAGTAGTCACTGCGCCAGTACCATANGTAATGAATGCGCCAACTAAAGTACCTGCACCAGTCATTGTAAAGCTAACTGCAGAGCTAGTAGAGATTGCACCAGCAGTAGCAGTACCAAAGCTAGGAGCAATGCGTGCTGCAAATGTAGGAGCGTTAGTAGAACCAGCTTCAGTCCAACCAGTATGAGAAGCCATAGTGTCTGCTGCAGATACCGCAGTGTATGAAACGCTAGAGATCAAGCCCATGTAAGGACCAACTACTGTATAGCCTGAACCAGTCAAAGCTGTTTGCAACATTAAGTTTTTACCAACAGTACAAACTACGTTGTCAATAGTTTGTTCCCATAGCAATGGACCGCCTTCGTATTCAAAGCACTTGAAAGTGTAAACGCCTTCTGCTTGAGCAGATTCGCCCATACCAGCAATAGAGGCAATGCTCATATTGGCTGACTCTACTGCATTTAATTGATCTTTCATTTTCATTCCTTATTCGTCTAAATCAAAATTGATGACTGGTTTGCATATACAACGGCAATTTGGTAAATCACCGGGTAATCCCCGCACTTCTTCCCCGTACATTACCCCAATTACAGGGGGATTGTCGAATGAATACTCATTACCCGACATTCTAATATGATTCACCCGAGGCTCTTTACCTCCACCTGAGTGTATCCATATGAATTTTTTAACTCCAAGCGTTTTAAGTCTTGAGGTATTGATCGATTGATACGCTTTGCGAGTCTGATCTAGTGCAGTATTTCTCGCATGACGAATATTGCCATTGTATTTTTTTGTCAGGAAAGGGACTAAATCCTCCATTCCTTTGCCAGTGGTAATGCTTCGCATGACTTGCCCTTGGACTTCGGCTAAGTATTTTTGCGGAATTACCTTGATAAGGTTTGCAGCTTCTTGGGTGCTGGCTTTGATTACATCATTGATCTGAGCATTTCTAAAGGAAGTATCAATCTTAAAATCCTCCGCAGCGTCCTTTAATGACAGCCCCAGCGTTACGGCTGAGTTGCGGATAGTGCGCTCTATCATGCGCTCTGTTGATCTCTTGGCAATGTCGTTAAAGCGTTTTGACCACTTAGCAAGCAGCCAGTTCAATAAGATTCGGGCTTGGCTTGAAATGGACGCATCCATCGCATAGCCGAATTTGTTTTCTTTAAATAGTTTCTTGAGCTGTCTCTCAACGTCTCGAGACATTAATCCAATCAGGTCAACTGTTGGCTTGGCGTAGTCGGCAGCAATGCTTGCATTAGGTCGTAATGCTTTACCGACTATTCCACTTACAGGCTTTTTACTTGCCTTCGGCATCTTTATTTGCCTTTTCCCAACTAGCTAGGTACTCAGGAGTCATAAGTTTTGCCACCTTTGCGTCTTGTTCTTTTTCAAGATCATTGCCATATTCAGCCATATCTCGACCATTAAGCTCTTTAAGCCACTTGGCACGAGCTTCTTCAAAAGTCATTTTTTTAGGCATTTTTTTCTCCTTTCTTTCTAAGGAATAGCTCCCAATATGCCGGGTGCATTCGGCTTTTACCAGTCTCGTAATTACTCCAACGTGCTTGAGTAGTATAGATCAAACTGGCTGCTTTGGATTGGGATAAATGCCCTCGTGACTCAATAATCTCTTGAGAAAAGGGGACGTATCCCATCCCCCCTCGATTTCGTTTCTTGGTATCAATGGTCATGCAGCCAAGTCCTCCTCGACTCCGTTTACGAAGTCCCAGTATTGGTTTTGCATATAGCCACCAGCAAACAAACGATAAATTACTTGTTGACCGTAACGATCAAAGTTTTGACAGTAATAGTTGCCAGCTTCAATCGCATCTGCAGGAGCATTTTCTAAACCGTTGTAATAACCTCTTGCAAAGTCCCAAATCGCTTGACGTAAGCCATTGCTGATATTGTTGTTAACGAAAACGTAGCTCACTTGTGGCAAGTCATCATTTACGTTGTTGTATTCGTAAATATCCTCCATGCCGTTAAAACTGCCGTACTCAAACTGACGAGCAAAACGCTCCAAAGCTTGTAACGCTGCTGGCTGCATATCTTCAACATGAATGTTGATACTGCTACCACCCGCATAGCTTTGACCCCTGACGCTGCCAGCGATCCCTTGCTCACGCATGAAACTACGGATCATTTGACCAGCTCTTGCATACCTACTTAATTGACGTGCCATTTTCATTTCCTTTCGTGTTGATGAAGACTACATCTCTACTATATACCTATTTGGCATGGAGTCAAAGCTTTTTTAAACTTTATTTGAAGTGTATTACAAAAACAACACCATAAAAATATTTCTTAAATCACTTGACATTATGCTTAATTAGTATGATACTAAGAGTGTAGTAAGTCTTCCACGAAAGGAGTTTGAAATGAATGCTTTGTTGGTTGTCCGAGGTTTTGGAAACAGAGTCCCCATTCAGGGTGAGCCAGTCCAGTTTCTTCAGTATGTCTTTGGTGCTGAACGTGCTGAACGAATCATGCAGGGAATGGATCGTAACTACGGAATACTTTTTCAAGGAGTTGCAGCATGAATATCTTAGTCGCTAAAAACGTTGGTGGAGTTTTTCAAAAAGTTGGTGTTTTTGTTCCAAACGAAGTTTTTATTGCTGATCCAGCAGGAGACTTTCTCTCTACTATTGGTTATCAGTATTTTAAAAACGAGCCAGCAGCAGTCTCATTCGATATTGAGTATTTAGGATTTCAGTATCGGGTAAATAAGTTTTAAAACTGGGGATCATTCCCCTTCCACACGAAAGGAAACAAAATGCAATTTCATATCTATGGTCACAACGTCTACGAGTATTTTGTAAGCGAGGATCTTCAAGAGGTAATCAAGTGGTTTGAAAAGCAAAAAGTTGTCTACTCACTTTATTACGTCCCAGTCCCAAAAGACGCTAATTACGAAATCGAGTTCTACGCTCCACAAGTAGCAGGGGCAGCTTACTTAGGCTCGTTCAAAAACAAAAAAATGGTGTAGTGGCATGAATGCAACAGCCTTAAAATAGTTGTTGCATTTATACCTGATTAGTATATTATTGAGTTGTAGTCTTCAGTTACCCACGAAAGGAAACGAAAATGAGAAACGCAAATAGAGTCATTGATCGCCAAGTTGAAGCAATCTTCAATCGTATTGGCAATGGCATCCAGTTCAACATTATGGACCTCCGTTATATCGATGGTGCAGCCCGTAATGTTTTGCTTGCTGGTGGCAGCTTAGAAGTTGCTGAGGAAGCAATGGCTGGAGCAATCGAAGTTTACAGAGTTAACTAATTCCACGAAAGGATCAATCATGTACCAAGTATCTGAAATCGAAGTAAAAGTTTTAGTCAATGCTTTGAAGCAGGAGTTGAAGTTGCCTACTGGCATCCTCAGCCCCGAGGAAGTAAACGCTGCGGAGCAGTTGCTTGCCTACTATCAAAATCTTTTAGGAGCTTGAAATGTTTAATTACCCTTTGTACCAAAACCCAGTTATCGAGAAGTCAAACTCATCCTTCGGTAACTACGTCATCAAGATCTCGGACGTTACTTTTAAATTCTTTATGAAAAAACAGCAAGCAGTCGCTTTTCTTAAATTTTACAAATTGGAGAATTAAATGGAATACCCAATCGGAACTCAATTTAAGACTCGTGGCAAAGCTCCAAGGCTTTGCACTGTAGCCGACATTCTTAAAACTTATAACTCAGAGAACGTGCTGGTAAAAACCCGTTACGTTGCTACTCATGAATTCATGGGGCAGCTCGTGGCTGATTACGATGTTGTAGCCACCACTATTGCAATGGGTCTTATCCCAGTAGCATCTTAAGTTTTTTATCACCATCTTGGATCCTGCCTTCAGCGACAATCTTTTTAGCAAATAAAATCATTCTTTCACGCATAGCAGCTCTGTCGGTGTAGTCAGGAACGTCAGCTAGTGATCCTTCTGTTAAATAAGGAGGATCGCCAGTGTTGTTATTGACAATGGTAATGTTGACCCGCTTGTCTTCTTTGTAATGTTCAGAGATTTTCTTAATATTTTCAGAGGCTTTAATATGAGCGTCAAGCTGGGTATCCAATCGTACTGTTCGGCTGCGCTTCAAGTTAAGCATTACGGCTAAATCAAGTGAAGCATTGGTGTAAACGATGTCCACGCCACCCTTGGTAATTTCAAGGGTTTGATTGATCTTGTCTGTAGAAGACTTGAAATTGCCCAATACTGAGTCAAAGGTCAAAGCATCTTCCTCAAGACCTAGCAAGTCACGAGCCATCTTTTCAGATTCAGACTTACCTGATCCGCTACCGCCAGCAGTAAACATAGTGGCAGAGTCATCACCGTTTTTGGCTTTTTGCTCTAGCGCATCTTTCCAAATAACTTTAGATAGATAAGAACTTGGCTCATGTACGGCTGCAGCTAATGATGGATCTTTGGCAAAGCTTGGGTCTAACTTCTTAACTAAATCAGGATCTACAACGTGACCGAATGTTGACTTGTAATCAGCAATCAGCTTCGGAGTGTCGTTTAGGATTTGTTCGTAAAAGCCGTCTTCAATACTTCGCTCATGGTCATTGAGTCCGGGTGAATGCTCGAATCCATGTTGATCGACATATCCACCGTTAGGAAGCTCTTTGACTTTTTGGAATGTTGCTGCTTTTGCTTGCTTAGATGATTCTTTCTTTTCCTCCAAAGGGAGCTCTTTTTGAGCAGACTCAGGAGATTTTTCAGAAGATCCGGCAGATTCATTCTTTGCTTCTTTCTTTTTAGTCTCTTTGGATTCGGGAGCTGCGCCAGCACCGCCTGATCCAAACTGTCCATTTTTTGCTCGTGGGTGCTTTTTTTCTTCCCACTTAACGTCATCTTGACCAGTAGATCCTTCAAAATGCTTACGCAATAGCTCAGCACCCGCTTTGGTTCCTAGATCATCAAAGTCTTTATTGCCAGCTTGTTTCTTTAAGTCTTCAAGAGATACTTGACCAATCAATTTGCTTTCGTATCCACTTTCAGGAAATGAATAAGCAATTCCGTATTGGTTTTCAGTTCTACCAATCTTATTGCCTTCAATCTTGCCTGTATGGGTTGCGCCTTGGTATTTTCCATCCACGTCATGCTCAGGTATCACTTGATACGCATAAACGTGAGTAGGGGCATTTCCAGTGGTTCTAGCCCCTGTTTCGTTTTGTTGGTTCATGATATGCAAAGCAACGCCATTGGCATTACCCGCATTCTTACTGCTTAGACCTTCACGCTCAGCAACTCGATAGACTACGAATGGTTGACCTGCTTTTGGTGCAGGAGATCCATTTTTCTCGCTGCCTCCCTTATGAGAAGCTGATTGAGACTTTGGGTTTGTGGACCCGCCAGCCCCCGATCCAAATTGACCATTATCAGCCCTTGGATGTTTTGTTTCTTCAAAGCCATCTTGAGTTACTTGAAGCATTTTCCCTACAGGACCTGCCCCGTCTTCAGGATCGGCAAAGTCACCGTCTTGAACTTTTTCAAAGTCTTCCTCAGCAAGTTCTTCGCCTTCAGGATCTTGATCTTCGAGAATGCCAATTTCGTTGTAGCTTGACTGCTTGTCAGTTGCCACACGTTGACGCTCATCTTCGCTGCTGATAGCACCCGAACCAATAAGCACTTGTCCAGTCTGAGCTTTGCTTAAATTGGTTGCAGCCAATTCTTCGGCAGTTGGTGTATCAAGTGGCAGCCAATTTAAAGTGGTCTCAAGATCCATCTTCATTTTGAGCTGTGGTTCAACAAATGATTTAATAACCAGTTGATGATGACGCTCAGCGAATGGGGTCAAATCGTTTGCTTGAATCGATTCAAGCATTTCGTGATAGCTGGCTTCTTCATATTCGCCAGTAGCATTAAAGCCCTTTGGAGAAGTACCTAGCAACTTAGTTGCTGGGACCCCAGCAATGGCAGCTACCAGTTGGTACTGGGTCATAATAAGTGAATCGAAATCAGCCAACGAAGTGTCGAACTGTTGGAATTCGTCACCTTCTTTATCGCCTAGCTTGACTCCGTAGTTGTCACGATAAGCAGCCCATTG